TGTAATTAGTACAGATCACCTGTAGTACATGGCTGAACAGACTGAGCAGCAGATTCAGCAGCAAATTCGTCTTGCCTGCGCCGGGCCCGGTCAGCAGACGCGACTGTGGAGGAACAATGTTGGCCGGCTGATTGATGCCCAAGGCCGCCCTGTGACGTTCGGCCTGTGCCCCGGATCCGCCGATCTGATCGGCTACGTCCCAGTGACCATTACGCCTGAGATGGTCGGGATGCGGCTGGCCGTGTTTGCCGCCGTAGAGGTGAAGCGCTCCGGGGGGCGAGCCACGTCGCAGCAGCTGCAGTGGCTCGGGGCAGTCCAAGCGGCTGGCGGCCGCGCCGGAATCGCCACCAGCGTGGAGGAGGCGGGATTGATCCTCAAGCCCCCTGGCATCGGTGGCTGATGGTGCTATGTTTTCTATGTGGTTTCACTAGCACCCTGGATGACGCCTGATGATCCGTTCACCCCCGAGCAGCTGGCCGCCCTAGCCGCGCCGCTTGATCGCGCCCACGTCAAAACCCGCAGCCAGTCGGGACAGACGCTCTCCTATGTGGAGGGCTGGCACGCGATCGCTGAGGCCAACCGGATTTTTGGTTTTGGCGCCTGGGATCGCGAAACCCTCGAAACCCGCTGCGTCAGCGAGCGGGAGCGACTGATCGGCCGCCAGCAGAAGCCCGGCTGGGGCGTGACCTACACGGCTCGTGTCCGCATCCGGGTTGGCGCCATCGTCCGCGATGGTTGCGGGGCCGGCCATGGGATCGACACCGATCTAGGCCAGGCCCATGAATCGGCCATCAAGGAGGCCGAGACCGACGCGATGAAGCGGGCCTTGATGACGTTCGGAAACCCCTTCGGGCTCGCGCTCTATGACAAGCAGCAACGGGAGGTTGCTGACGAAAGCGCGCCGGTTCCAAGCGCTGCTGAGCTAGCAAAGCAAGCATTTGACGCTTGCCGCAATGCCGGCCTGACTGCAGATGGAATCCGGGCGTTTTGCGTGAAGGTGAGCCAAGGCGCTCGCCAATCTCTATCGGATCTGTCGCCTGAAACTTTGATTCGCATCGCGACGTGTGGGATTAGCCCCGAAACCGTCGCGCAATGCAATGCAACCACCAAACCCACTGCACCTGCCTCATGAGCGTCAACTCCATCACCCTCGTCGGCCGGGCAGGCCGCGACCCTGAGATCAAATACCTGGAATCCGGCAACTGCGTCGCCAACCTCACTCTTGCGGTGAACCGCCGCAGCCGTGATGAAGAGCCGGACTGGTTCAATCTTGAGATCTGGGGCAAGCAAGCCCAAGTCGCCGCGGACTATGTCCGCAAAGGCTCGCTGTTGGGCATCATCGGCTCGGTGCGAATTGAAAAATGGACGGACAAAACCACCGGCGAACAGCGCAGCAAACCCGTGATCCGCGTCGACCGGCTGGAGCTGCTGGGCAGCAAGCGCGACAGCGACGCGCCAATTCCCAATGGCCAAGCGTCAGCCCCAGCCCGCGCCGCCGCCCCAGCTGCCCCGCCGGTGTGGGACGGGAGCGGTGGTGTTGGCGACGACATTCCGTTCTGAGGCGCCAACCATGCCAGTTGATTTCTTCGCCATGGCCGCCCGTGCTGCGTATTCTCTGTCACCAAAGTGGCAACCGCGCAGCTATCGCAGCTGCGGACTGATCGGCGTCGAGCTGATCGGTGTCGAACCGATCGGCACTTACAGGCATGGCCCTCGCAAGGGCCAGCCCAAGTTGCCGCCAGAGCGAGAATGGCGCAAAGTTTTTGTCACCAGAGAGCAGATCGAACAAGCCAAGGCCACCTGGCAACAAGAAACCGGCCTATGCGCCCGCTGCGGTGGCGATGGGCGGCTTATTGCTGGCATCTTCAGCCATCACACCACATACAGGCCCTGCGACGCCTGCAACGGCACTGGCCAGGCGGTAGCGCCATGACCATCAACCCTCACCGCCGGCTTCAGATCTGCCGGCTCCTGTCCCGCTGGCTGCCGTTCCTAGTTGTCGTCGGCGCGACCGGGACTTTCCTGTACCGACAGCACTGCGTCAGTCATTGCGCCCTGTATCCCGAGGAGTGTCGACCATCTGGCGGGGAGGTGCGGCCGTGACCGCACCCAAGGCCCGACCGATCCTATTCAGCGCCCCGATGGTGCTGGCGATCCTGGAGGGGAGAAAAATGCAAACGCGGCGGGTGGTGAAGCCCGTGCGTCGCTACCCAGGCAACAGGGTGTGCCGGCCTGACCTGGCTGCCGATCAGCACGTCGTCTGGTGGCACGGCGAGTACGTGAGTGTTGGATGCTTGCAAGAATGTCCCTACGGCAAGCCTGGCGATTTGCTCTGGGTGCGGGAGACCCACGCCCTGGTCCCAGCCTCTGCCTACCTCTGCAGTAAAGGCGTGCAGCAGACAATCAACCCAGTGGACCCCTACTACGCGTCCATCTACCGTCAGGGCTGGGACCGTTCTGAAAGCGGCATCCGCTGGCGCCCTAGCATCCACATGCCCCGCTGGGCCAGCCGCATCACCCTGGAAATCGCCGCCGTTCGCGTTGAGCGGTTGCAGGATATTTCCGAGGATGATGCGCGGGCGGAAGGCATTAACTGTGGCAACCCTGAGCCATGCGAATGCGCCAGCCCTGAGCCATCAGCCAAAGATGCGTTTTGCTACCTCTGGCACCAGATCCACGGTTGCAACTCCTGGCACACCAACCCCTGGGTGTGGGTTGTGGAGTTCCATAGGTCATCCCAGCCGACGGGGGAGGTGTAGCCGTGAGCACCCTCCTAAAGAGCACCCTTCTAGCCCGGTGCTACAAGGCCCACGGCACTGCCGCCCCCTGGCGATATGTCAGCCTGGTCGGCGTCAACGCTGTCGTTGGGCAAATCGCCGCCGAGTTGAACGCCGCTGGCCACCGCGACGCCGCCCGGTTCCTGCTGGAGCAACTCAGCCCCAAGGTCGTGCAACTGCGCCCGCCAGGGGACGGAGGTGCTGCGTGAGCGATCCCGTCAACCACCCTGCCCACTACACCGCTGGGCCCATAGAGGTGATCGACATCCTGGAGCAGGCGGCCGCCAGCGCCCCGGATACGGTGCTGGCTGGCCTGCAATGGCAGGTGTTGAAATACCTGTTGAGGATGTGGCTTAAAGGTAACCCTCAGCAAGACGCACAGAAAGCCCGATGGTATCTGGAGCGACTGATTATCAAGATCCAACAAACCACCCGGCAAACACCATGACCACCCCAACCCCCGCCGATCGCCTGGCGCTGGCGGTGTGCCCACTGTTCACCTGCCCATGGCCCTGCCGCGCCTGCCGCCGCATCAGCCAGATATATGCCCGCGAACTGGCCACCATCCTCCGGGAGCGACATGGCAGCTCCGAGACCGCCGATTGGCTGGATGGGATCGGCGAACACCAACCCACCGAGGATGCGCCTGAGCCCGAGCCAGCGGGGCCAACCAGCGACGACCTTCGAACCATGGCCGCCGAGTTCGCCGCCCGCACGCCGGAGGAGTTTGCCCGCGCCGTCCTCGCCCGCTGGGGCCGCCCCACTACCCAGCCCACCCCGGTGAGCGAGCGGCTGCCGAGCATTAAAGGGGCGATATTGCTTGATACCGGATCTGAAAGCACCTTGAGCGATTTCGGTCAAGGTGAGATGCCTCTGGGCTGATTATTAACTCACCACCACCCCAACCCCATGAAACTCACCTGCTCCCAGGGCGAACTCAATGCCAGCCTCCAGCTGGTGAGCCGCGCCATCTCAAGCCGCCCCACCCATCCGATCCTCTCAACTGCCCTGCTCGCCGCGGATGCCGCCACGGGCCAGCTCACCCTGACCGGTTACGACCTCGCCCTGGGCATCCAGGCCACCATCCCCGCCAGCATCGAGACCAGCGGGACCACCGCCCTGCCGGCGCACCTGCTGGGGGGCATCGTCGCCCGCCTGCCCAGTAGCAGCCCGATCACCCTTCACGTCGAGGATGGCCGGGCCACGATCACCAGCCTCTCGGGCAGCTACGAACTGTCCGCAGTCGATCCCGAGGACTACCCCGATCTGCCATCCCCAGCCGGGGATGCGTTGACCGTTGACGCTGATGCCCTGGCCCGAGCCATCCGGGCGACAGCGTTCTGCGTCAGCACCGATGAGTCAAAGCAGATTCTCATGGGCGTCTACCTGCTGCTGAGCCCCCACGGCCTCGAATGCGCCGCCACCGATGGCCACCGGCTGGCGGTGTTTGTCGTCACCGACGACGACGAAACCACCAGCACCGGTCAACCCGGGATCACCATCCCCGCTCGATCCATCCGCGAGCTGGAGCGCCTGATCACTGGTCACCCAGGCGCGCCGTTGACGCTGCACCACCATGGCGGGCAGCTGGTGGCCGCCTGCGGCGATCAACAGTTGATCAGCCGGACACTGGACGGCACCTATCCGAACTACGGCCAGCTGATCCCCCCCTCCTTCAGCCGCA